GGACTTCCAAAAGAGGTTGACACCGAGCGTTTTGCTTGGGCATATCAAATGCTGGCGTTTGCAAAGAAGTATCCCTTCGGGGATACGGATTGCGACCGCTTGCGTGAGGATGAGGGATTGCGCACCTTCTGGGTTCAAGAGCGTAAAAATCAGCTCACGAATCGCCGGTGGCGAGAGGAGTCCGAATCTGGGTTCTTTGATACCCTTGTTGCACGGGTTGATGAGTTCTTAGGTGAGCCTCCTTCCTGGAATGAATTGTGCGTAAGCGGTGATTTCGGCCCCGGGACCGCCGAAGGTTTTAACTTCGATCACACCCGGACGAGCCCAGCATATAAGTTAGCGACTCAGCTGACTCATTTGCCGGGTAACACCGATCTGGCCCTCCTTCTGCTGAATAGCAGTCGATTGTGGCGCGAAAGCGTCGAGGGATTGCATGGCCGTGAGGCGTGCGTTGTGGTACCTGGTAGTTCACAGTTCACCGTGAGAAAAGACGCTTTAGTGAACCGCGTTTGTTTCAAAGAGCCGTTAGTAGAGCTTTTCCTACAACATGGTCTCGGACGGGCAATTCGCACTCGCTTTAAGGCAGAGCAGCGTGACCTCAGTGTCGCTTGGACAACGAATCAAAAGTTGGCGCGCCTTGGTTCCCTCACGGGAATTTGGGCTACCGTCGATCTTAGTTCCGCGTCCGACAGCATCACGACATGTATGGTATCCTCTATCATGAGTGGAGAGAAATCTCGCAAGTGGTATGAAATTATGCAGAGGCTTCGTTGTAAAACCGGCTCTTGTATCGCTCCGTCCACCGAGAACTTGGAACGTTTTCGGCATCGCTTTGAGCTATTCAGCTCGATGGGTAATGGCTTCACTTGGGAACTCGAAAGTATGCTGTTTTATTGCGTGCTCACGAGTATAGTTCCTGGAGTGTGGGTCAAACACCACGACAAGGATGTGCTAAGATGGCCCCATATTGGGGTATACGGGGATGATTTGGTATTTCCAGGTTGTTACGCCGATCGAGTTTATTCGACTCTTGAATGGCTCGGCTTTACGGTTAATGGTTCCAAGTCGTTCGTTTCCGGCCCGTTTCGTGAATCTTGCGGAGCGGATTACCACAGCGGTATAGCAGTACGCCCTCTTGCTGTAAAACAAAAGATCGACAACTGCTTCGACTTGATCGGATTGGCGAATCGCATGTTGCTTCACTCAGAAAAAGCCAAAGAAGATGGTTTTAAAATCTTCGGACGCCTTAAGACGGTATGGCACGGGCTTGTTCAGTCTTTGCCTCCCCTGATTGCTGAGTTAAATGCTACGCCAATAGGTATTCCTGACGGTCTCTGGTCCCCCGGGTTGACAGTGCTGATGAATAATCGCATTGGACCCAAAGGTTGGAGGTGGAACCCGTCCTTCACGACTGCAATACCGTCGCTCGGATGGAACCCACAATATCGTCTTATAGTACCTAAAGCAAAGTCGGTCAACCTCCTAGAAGAAAAGTGGTGCTTCGATGGAGTGTCTTACGCCGCCAATGGACAAAATCTGTTGGCTGCGAAGCTCCTTGCCATGGCTCCAAAAGAGCTGAACAAGTGGGCGACAATCGAGAACACCGGTGCATCCGGTGAGAGGGTGGGAACACGCGGACGGATTTCTCCATCCATTGGTTGGCGAGCATTTTGCTAACCTACGTGTGATCCCGGTGAAGCGCCCATAGCTGGGCGCGCTGGTCACGTTACGACCGTCGAAAGGCCGC